AGAAACAAACGTACAGCCCATGAACACACCAGCAAAACCAGTGGTAGGAGCAGCCGTCGTTTCGGTACAAACAACAACGCAACCGTTGCTGTCGAACTTCACAGGGTCACCAAAACCGATGCTCGATGCGCTGGAGTTTACGATCCGACGCTGACGAGTGGCTCCGGCAAACACCTGACCGCCGATCAAATTGACCGGGCGCAGACCGTATGGGCCTGAAATCGTCGGGTAAGCCATTTGAGTTTACTCCAAATGAGGTTATCTTTTACCGAATTTGACCTCAGTGCGCCTGTCATTAAACAGTGGCATCCGTGGGTCATTTTCGCGCATAAAGTTGCTGTCCACGCTCTTCATCCAGTCGTTGGCTTGTTTCAGGTAATGGGTATTACGCTGATCCACCATCTCCACGGGAGCGCGACACAACATTAATCCACCAATCTCAATATTTCCGGTTTGAGCGCCGGTTGCGAGCAATGCCCGAGTTACTTCTGGATACTCTTCCCATTTGCATGGTTCAAATCCATCCTGGTGACGGCTGGCTACATTCCTTGCGTCAGATTGCCCCAGTGTTGAGGTGCGTACCCAACGATGCCTCCAACCATCTCGCGGTAAAGGATCAGGCAATGAGCTGGGCGGCTTCCATTGCTTCGGACGTTCCGTGGTTTCACGGGTCTGTGCTTCTCTGGATTCGCGGCTCATATCTTTCCTTCCATGCGTAGTTTTGCCACTTGTTTGGCATATTCTTCAAGCGGAACATTCAACCTTCTAGCTGTATTAGCTTCTGAGGCTGTCAGCTTCAGTTTTTTAGGTGGCGAGCTGCGCGTTGCCGGAGTAACCACCGAAGCAGGAGGCTTTGCTTTTTCCCTTGGCGGCTCCTGATCGCCAAAGTACTCAGGGAATTTCTCCCTTACGCGAGAATTGATCTTCTCGTAATACTCATCCGTCAATGCGTAATGTTCGCCATTTTCCCGAGTAAGCTTTTTATGCAGGCCCATGGCGTAAAACGTCATCTCATCATCTACCCCAGGCTCACCTGACTGACCAAACCATTTATTATTGGCCTTCCAGGTTTCTGCTTTGCGGTCCTGATAAGTATTCTGCTGAACATTATAAGCAGGATTTTGTTGCACTGGCAACTCAGGTGCTGCTTGTGGCGGCGCAGGTTTAAAGTTTTTAACCCGGTCAGCCTTCAGCATGGCAATATTTAATGCCTTCTGCGCCTCTAAAATCCTTTCGGATTCCTGACTATCCAAAGCCTCTTTGTAATTGCGCTCAGCCGTAGATAACTCTTTCTCCGTGGCAAATTGCATCGTTTTTATTAACGTGCTTTCACCCGTAGTGAGCTTCTCTTTCAGCTTTGAATTTTCATCCGCAATTTGTTTTGCATAGGCAATCGCCGCCTCACGCTCACGCTGCGCCTCTTCCTTGGCCCTGCGCTCATCGTGATACCCATGCTTTAAATGCTGGATGCGCTTCTTTACATTATCTGAATACTGTTTAATCTCATCTTCAGGTATTTCAGATGGATCACCCTTTAATGGCGTGGCATTCCTATCCGCCTCCGGGCGATCGTCAACAATCTCGATCTCCGTTTCGCCCTCTACCTCTACTTCAATTTTCTCTTCACTCATAAATACCCCTTATGCGCGGCTATAACCACGAGGATCTTGAACAACACCTTCGATCGTGTCGTCATTAATCAGTCGAAACTCACGACCATGGATCTTGAAACGCGTGCCTGAATAAGCACGTACCAATACAAAATCACCTTCCTTGCACCATGGACCCGTTGGAAACTTTGCTGCATCCTTATAGCAATCCGGCCCCATCTTTAATACGAATAAAACTACGGTGCTGAACTCTTCAATTTTTGCAAGCGAATCAGGCTTGAATAAACCATTGGCGAATTTATCCTCCACCTCTGGTAAAGCGCATAACATCCTATAGCCCGTAGGCTCTGGGAGTTGCGTTGCTTCCGGCTGAGTGTCCTCAGTAATATCAGTCATCGTATTCCTTCATTCGATTGGCAAGGTCTTCATTAATGCGCCTTGCGACCAAAAGACCTTGAATCTGGCCGCAGACGAATTTGTATTCCTCAAAACTCTTCATGCTCCCTTGCGAGAGTTGTGCTTCTAAATACTCAATATGTTTATCAATCTCTAGCTCTACAGCATCTGAGAAATTCATTTGCCCATCCTCGCCAGTGATTTATCACGTTGAATATCCGCCGCCTTATCAATCATCTTGGCAGCTATATTCTGCTCAGCAATCTGATTCATACTCTGAATCCGCGCCTCTTCAAGCCTTACCTTGTCCTGCTGCGCCTGAGCTTTCAACATAATGTCCGCCTGATCCTTCTGCGCCTCACGCTGCTCCTTCTGCTGCTTAAGCTGTAACTCAGCCTGCTGCATCTGAATCAATGGATCCTGCGCTTGTTGCTGTGCTTGTATTTGTTGAGCCTCTGCCGTGTGCAGTTGCAACAACTGTTGAGCACCCTTAGCCGCCAACCTTGAGATCTCCACCTCAAAGTCTTCTGGCAAGGGCTGATCAGGTGGTGGTAATGGCACACCTAACTGCTCTTCTAGCTGCTTGCGGTACAAGAATGCCAAGTGCTCATTAATGTGAGCCATGGCCGCTGCCATCATCTGACCACCCATGGGGTTTTGCTGTACCTGCTGGCGCAACATTGGATCCTGTACAGCCGCCATATGTACGGCTAAATGAGCCTCATGATCCTGATAGATAAATGCCTTAACCGGCTGCATCGTAAGAATCGCCATGTTCTCCGATACCGGATCGCGTGGCTGCTCTGCCTTGGCAGCAGGGATCAACTTATCAATGTTCTTGATACCCAAGACTTCCAACATGCGCTTATGTAACTCAGGCATGTCATAGATCTGAGGTGCCTGTGCAGCCAGTTGAAGTACCGCTTGATACTGTGTAACCCGTTGGGCTAATGTCGTCGCATTAGGGTCAGATACTGGTATGACATCCACCATGTCATAGTCAGCCTGCTTGACCATCCGGCCGCCAGGTGCATCCACGTCATAGTTATATTCAGTAGGTGCGTAGTCCCTAATAATCGCTGCAAGTAACTTAAACTCCTGCCGCATGGAGTAATGAAGCCTTGCCTGCACCGCAGACATAACCTTCAACGTCCTCTCTAATACTGCCAAAGTCGTGCCCACTGGCGTATTCGCGGACAAGTCCGAAATCTGCATATCAGCCGTCGCTGCAAACCGGCGACCTTCAGCAACAATCGTTTTGAGTAATTCAAAAAGAACCTGACTTGGTTCTTTGTACGGCAGCGGCAGGATGTTGTCTCTAATAGAACCAGAAGGTACATCCACATCCCTGAACTCACCCGGCGCAATCGGTGTGTCATCACCTTTGACTCGCAGGCCGCGGGACTTTAATCCGCCCGGCAAGTTTGATAACGTACCCGCATCCACCAACTGACGGATCAATGACGTACCTGACTTGGCAAAAGCACCTACCAGGTGAATCAATCCAAAGCCATAAAACCCAAATCCCGGTATATAGGGGTAATGAACAAAGTGCATCCGCTTGAGTTTTAACGGATCCTCCTCATACCAGTTCCTGCGAATTGCTAGGATTTTGCTAGTACTTTCATCGATTGTTACCACATAAGGCAGCGCTATTTCCGTGGGGCCGTTTTTGTCTGTGTCCTCAAACCCAGGTAAATCCAGCTCAACGTGCATCTCAAGAATGCGATACCTGTCATCCATCGTGGCTGACATACCTTCTTCTTCAGCCTTACGCTTCTCCACCTCACTTAATACCGTAGATGGCTCACCTAAATCCACGTCACGGTAAAACCCTGCGTGTTGTAGCTTCCGTACCTCATTCTGCGTCTTACGCATGACGTGCGTAATCCTCGGCGCCGACCTTAAATCACTCGCTCCAAACGGAACCACAATATCTTCTGCCGGGATGAACATAGATACCGGCCTGCCCAATGAAGGATCGTAGTAAACCTTCTTAAATGCCGATCCAGCCAAAGCCAAGGACCAAAGCATCTTCTCGTGCTCAGGTCTGTACTCCGGCATCTCTTCAGTTAATCGGTAGTTCATGTCATCTTTGACACGCTCTGCCGCATCTTCCTTCTCTTTAGTCAGTGATCCAACAATCTGAGTCTTAACCGGCCCCGAGGCAGGAAAAGTCTCCATGATGGATTCCGCTTGGAACCTAACCGCCGCCTCTGAGAGCAGCGGATAAAACACACCACATGCCCCAGGCCATGGTTCTGTACGCTCCTCGTACTTCAAACCTAGAAGCTTTAGTCCATCAGCATAGGTATCTACCCATTCCTTGCGGGATGACTTATCTGTCTCATAATCTTGCATCAGATCACTAGCAATAGACGCCAGATCTCGGTCATCCATGTAATCAGCAAGATTGGCATCAAAATCTTCTGGGCTTTCACGCTCAGCTTCAAAGATAATCTCTACGCCATCTGCTGATATAGCCATAGCATCTGGGTTATCAATCTCAATTTCCACTTCCGTGGGTTCTTCCATGGCGGCATCAAGACCTAATGGCGCAGGATAAAGTGCAGGTTCCATCTCGGCTCCTAGTAATAAGCAACCTTGCGCCGGTACATCGGCTCGCGGTCTTCATCATCTGATTGCAGGCTTAAAAAACCACCCGTCCTAAAACGTAATAAAGCTTGGGTCATTGAATCTACAAGGTCATCATGCTCCCCAGAAGGGAAAGCCGCCACCTCTTCGATTAACTCATCAGCAAATTTGCGCTCCGGCACCCATATTCGCCCCGACGCAAACAAATCCGATACGGCATTTAGCCTCACGATCTTGTCATTACCTTTGGTGGGACTGTATTCACTGACCGGTATACCCATCCTCCGGAGTTCAAAGACCAACGGGCTTCCTGCTGCCTTGGCTTCAACCAAAAATACATCCGGTTCCCACTCGCGGTAGGTTTCATAAGCCTTCTGTTTAAGCTCTGGGAATTCATATCGGTCCTTAAATGCGTCCAACAGGATGATATTCGTTTCTCCTTCCTCTGTCGTCCACACACCCCAGGTCGTACAAGCCGAATAATCCGCCCGGTTATGTTTTAAAAACGCAGTATCCCAACTCTGAATCACAAAATCACACTGTGGCGGTCTATCTGCATCCCATCTTTTCCACCATTCACGCTTAACAATCGCACCTTCTTCTGCTGTAGGCTGCTGTTGATACTGAGCATTCCATTTACCTACCGGCAATTCCTCTTTAAGCGCTAATAATTCCTCTAACTTCCAAAATTCCGGCCAAACAGGTTTTCCCGACGGCATAATCGCAGGTAATTCAATAACTTCCCACTCATCACCACCCCTTGTTTGACTCGCTTTAATAACTTGACCCGTTAAATCTCTTAACGACCAACGTGTAGCGACAATAATAATAGCCCCGCCAGGTTGTAATCGCTGTCTTGGTCCAGATGTATACCACTCATACACCGAATCAAATATATCTGGCTTATGTGCCGCTAATTTAGCTTCCTGTTCTGAATGCGGATCATCAATAATTAATAAATCCGCACCTTTACCCGTTACAGAACCACCAACACCAATGGAAAAATACTCACCACCCTTATTAGTAGCCCATCGCCCAGCAGATTTATTATCTGCCTTGAGCTTCACATCGTTAAATACTTGATTATATTCTTCTGAATCAATTAAGTTTCTAACTTTACGCCCAAATCCCACAGCCAATTCAGCAGTATGTGAGGTCTGTATTATCTTTTTATTCGGATTTTTACCCAAAAACCAAGCAGGTAATAAATAACTGGCAAACTCAGACTTAGTATGTCTAGGCGCCATGTTAATAATCAGACGTTTATTATGTCCATTAACAACATTTTCAAATGCCTTGGCAACTATTTCATGATGCCTACCCGGTATAAACCCCGGCCACATGCGTTTCACAAACGTCATGAAATCATTTTGCGCCAGGTTCTTAGCATCCTCCCGCTCCAGTTCCTCGATTTCTTGAAGCAATATCCTCTTCTCATCCTCAGTAAGCAGATGAAGCTTCCCGGCAGCCGCTTTAGCTAACTGCCTAAGATCCATCTTTCTTCCTCACCACCCTAATACTCCTACTCTTTCCAGGCGTCCGCTTCAAATACCCCTGCTTACACAAACTCTTCACAAGCCTATGCACATTACTCTTACTATCCTGTAAGAGCACAAACCTAATATCGTCATACGACGGACCAAAGTGGTACAACTCCCACCAAGTCTTCACCGCCAATAAGACCTTAGCCTCCGCCTTCGTCATGGTTTAAACACAGACTCCCGCTGCCATAACGTCATCACAATCTTCTCTCCCCGAATAACTGGATCCCCGCTGTGCCTAGCCGACTCCATCGGCACACCATGCCGATCCACATTCGCAAAACATACCGCACCCCCGCGCCTTGGATTCACCGTCACATCCATCAGTGGAAATGACGTACCACCCCCTTCATCAGCACACTGCAAATAAACCACCACCGTTCCATACCGCTGCCCGCCCATGGACGCATACTCCCTACATCCAGGAGAATCATCAAACCAATCCACATGCGGCCTATACTCCTCTCCAACCCCATACTTCAATACCTGTAAATTCTCTCCATACTCCATCGGCCACCCAGTCAACTGTGATAACCGCATCTCCATCTCATAAATAAACCTATTCTCAGCCTTACCAAACGACGTACCCTCACTCGTCCTAGACTCATCCACCTTATCCCCACCCGCACTATTCACCACCTTATTCCTCTTAAACCCCCTCTTATATGACAACCCTATCAATACATCACACTCCACATCACTCAACACACTATCCACCACACTCACATCACCAACCCGCGCCACAGACCTAACCGCCCGCGGTCGGTAATCCAAATACCTCCAAGCCTCTTTCCCTATCACCCCATACATAACATCCCACAACTGCCTCTTCGTACAACCCCTCTCCAAACCATCCCTAACCCACTCACTCCAATCCATCATTCAACCTCTTCTGCACCTCATCCCTAGCCTCCTCCCTAGGCTGCCACTCTATCTTCGGCACCTCCCCCATCGTCTCCGCATACCACCGCTTCGGATCCTCCCATATCGGCCTCTCCTTTTTTTTCCTACCCCCCGTATGGGAACCCACTCCATCTTCCATGGGGGCCTCTTCCGAGGTAATTCCGCCCATGGGCGGAATTGTAGACTTTAGTAGGGGGTGGGGGTCTTCGTCGGGGGGATCCAAATTTTTTTCGGTGGGTACGTGTGGATTTGAATATTTATCAGAAGGTACGTGTGGATTATTGGACCTAGAGTCGCCCCTGCCCGCCCCGCCACTTTGTGCCCCCTCCCCCTGGGTGGGGTCG